CGTAAGCCGTTCCGCCGGTCTGTCAAGGATTTCCTGATCTTCGGACATGGCTGGATCAAGGTCGGGTGGAAGTTCCTGGAGCAGGAGACTTCTCTGGCGGAGGCAGAACGGGATCTGTTGATGCAGGAAGCCCGTGTGCAGGTCGACGAGTTCGCTCTCCAGTCTCCTGACCTGTCGGGGGCGTTGCCGACCGATGAGGAGATCAACGCCAATCTGCCACAGACGGCAATGATGGTCATTGAGGATCAGCCGTTTGTGGAACGGATATCCCCATTTGACATACTTGTGGACCCGGAAGCCACCTGTATGGATGATGCCCGGTGGATCGCTCAGAAGATCATACGGCCTCTGGAGGATGCTCAACACGATCAGCGGTACAAGCCGTCTGCCCGTAAGCGTCTGGACGCTGACTCCGGTGTGAGCCCTTCGTATGTTTCTCAGTATGAGAATGAACGTGATCGGGTTCTCGACGAGGATCGTGTCACCATTTGGGAGTTCTACGACATTGCGAAGAACACGATGTCCGTGTTCTCCGAGAACGGTGACGGTTTCCTCGTTGATCCGGTGCCGATGCCGTACGCGTACGGGCAGCCGTTTGTGATGATCCGCAACTACGACATCCCGGATCTGTTCTATCCGATGGGTGACCTGGAGTCGATTGAATCTCTCCAGTTGGAGCTCGACAAGACCCGGTCGCAGTTGATGAACGACCGGAAACGGTATGCACGCAAGTACCTGTACCATGAGCGGTCGTTTGGGCCGGCAGGGCGTGAGGCCCTGGAATCCGATGAGGATGGGCGCCTGGTCCCGGTGTTGGATGAGAACAAGTCGTTGTCGGAAGTGGTCATTCCGATGCCGCAGACACCGATCTCGCCGGAGATTTACGCCTACAGTGAGATTATCGAGAATGACATCAACACGGTGTCGGGTGTGTCGGAGTACGCCCGAGGGGCGATGCCCGAGATCAGGCGTACAGCGACCGAGGCGAGCATCATCGCTGATGCTCAGAATGCTCGTGCTGCGGACAAGTTGGCGATCATCGAGATTTCCATTTCGGAGATAGGCCGGCGTGTCATCCAGTTGATGCAGCAGTTTATGACCGGTGATGAGATGGCTCGTGTCTCTAAGAAGGGTGGCGGGTCGATGTGGGTTCCGTACACCCGTGAGGACATTTTGGGTGAGTACGATTTCAGTGTCGAGGCGGGTTCGACGCGGCCGATGAATGACACGATTCGCAAGCAGCAGGCTGTATCCTTACTCAACGCTATTGCTCCTCTTGTGGGAACGGTGATTGATCCGACAGCCCTGGCTGTGCATGTGTTGGAGGATGGTTTCGGAATCAAGGATCCGCAGAGGTTCATAATGGAACAGGGGCCACCGCCTCCACCGGAGGCTCAGCCGGTAGATGAAGCGGCCGCCCTTGAAGGCGGCCCTCTGCCGCCAGGGGGGCCACCAGGGCCTGTACCTCCCCCAGGTGCTGGTGCGCCCCCCGTTTACGCACCCACGGGCGGTGTTCCGCCCGATTTGCTGGCTCAACTCCAGGGCCAGATGGGCTTGGAGTTGCCTTCTCTGGGCTAACTTGGGACAACGACCGCTGTCTATTAGGAGCAACCTTTGGACTCCGAGGGCTAGTGCCCACAAAACATAGAAGGAACGGAACCCATTACGATGGACACTCCAGAATCTTCAACAGAAGAAGCAGCGGAACCTGCGGACTCGACGTACACCGTCAAGGTGGATGGTTCAGAGTCGGAGGTCACCCTAAGCGAACTTCAACAGGGATACCAGCGCCAGGCGGATTACACCCGTAAAACGCAGGAGTTGGCATCTGAACGTCAGCGTTTGGAGCAGGCCGAGGCAATAGTTTCGGCTTTGGAAGCGGACCCCAAGGGTGCGCTTACTGCGTTGTCAACAGCGTTCGGCATCGAGGATAACCGGTCGAGCTCTCCCACCGATGAGTGGGAAGAAGATTCGGACCCTCAGGAGCAGCGCATCGCTTCTTTGGAAGCGACGGTGGCACAACAGACGAGGGCGTCGAGACAAACGGCTTTGGAGAAAGAAGTCAATGCTCTGCACTCCAAGTACGGTAACTTCGATGCGGATGCTCTTTACAGGCATGCGCTTTCCAATCGGATACCGAACCTGGAAGCGGCGTACGCTCACATGAACTTCGGTTCCCTGGCTACTTATGCGGGAAGACTGCATGAGGACCGGGAAAGGACCGAGTCTAAGCGTGGCGCCAAGGTGGAGAGCGGCACTTCACGACAGGCTGGTGTAGTCACCAGCACGACAGCGGAGAAACCGATGTCGATTCGTGAGGCTTTCGCCCAGGCCAAGAAAGAACTTGGCACCTAGACCTAAGGGGTAAAGAATCATGGCGGCTGGTAACAGCAACTTTGACGAGATTCTTTCCACCACGCTGCGGAACTACGTCCCGAAACTCACTGATAACATTTTCAGTGCGCGGCCGTTGTTCTACGCTCTGACGAGCGGTCAGACCATTCGTCGGATCAGTGGTGGAGCGAAGATCGTCGTTCCGGTTATTTACGGAACCAACTCAACGGCTGGTTCGTACGCAGGTACGGACACTATTTCCATTACGGCTCAGACCGGCATTTCTGCCGCTGAGTACGACTGGAAGCAGTATGCAGCCACAGTCACAATCAATGGTATGGAAGAAGCCAAGAATAACGGCGAAGCCCAGATCATTGATCTCCTGGAAGGCAAGATCTTCCAGACACAGGAAACCATCATCGAGAACATGAACGCTATGTTCTACGGAGATGGCACAGGCAACTCGTCCAAGGACATGAACGGTTTGAGCGTTCTCGTTGGCGACAACACCGCCACCGTTGGTGGTATTGACTCCAGCGATGGGGACAACGATTGGTGGCGCGCAACAATCCGTAACGGTCCTGCCGATACGGGTCCGGGCGCACTGGCTGTTGCCACGATGGGCCTCCTGTACAACTCAGTGTCGGTTGGCAACGATCAGCCGACAATCATCATCACCGATCAGGACGAGTACGAGGCTTACGAAGACTTGCTTGATGATCGGATCCGGTACACGGATACCGACATGGCTGATGGTGGTTTCCAGAACCTACTGTTCAAGGGCGCACCTGTGACCTTCGACAGCGACACCAACCTGGCTACGAAGATGTACTTCCTGAACACGAAGTACATCCAACTGGTCGCCCACTCCGATGTCTGGTTCAAGCCGACACCGTTCGTGCGGCCCACAAACCAGGATGCGGTCTTCTCGCAGTTGCTTTGCTACGGCGAGTTGACAATCAGCAACCGTGCCCGCCAGGGGCTGCTTCGCAACCTGAACGACTGACCCTGATGGGACGAGGGTTCGCATACGCGTACAAGGCTGAGCAACGCCCTTACGGGCAGCCTGCCGATGGTTTCCGCGATACTTCGCCACGACCACAAACTGTGGGTTCGTCGCGCAACATCCAGCGAATGCAACCAATGGCGCCTAGCGTTCCCGAACCCGAGGTCAGTAAGTGCAGTTCGTTGACCCGCAGCGGGGCACCCTGTAAGGGGCGCCCCGTTACGGGCAGCGACCTGTGCGTCTTCCACACCCCGAAGGAGTAGCTGGTGGACATTTCCACCATGCGCTCGTATATCCGCTCCGTGGTGGATATCGACTCGTCCGACATCATCGACGACACCCTGAACCGTTTCCTTGGCGAGGGGTACGACAAGATCGTCTACTCGGAGAAGCGTTGGCCGTTCTATGAGGCCGAATCGACGTTTAGCACCGTTGTCGACCAGAAGGACTACACCCTGGCGGCTGTAGGCACGTCGGTGACGAACGGTTTGCGTGAACTCGCAGCGATGAAAACTGACAATCACGTCCTGACGTTCGTCGGTCGTGACGAAGGCGACATCGTGTACCCGTTGCAGTCCAACACGACGGGGGCCGCATGGTGGTGGTCGTGGTGGGCGGAAACGGTTCGCCTGTACCCCACCCCTGGTTCTGTCTACACCGTCTATTTCAGGGGCTACCAGAATCCGACCGCTTTCGGCGCTGGGGTGGGCGACTCGGTGGAACCGTCGGACCTGCCCGACCCGTTCCACATCCTGATCGCTACCTACGGGATTGCCCGCGCCTACGAGCAGCAGGAAGACCCTGGTATGGCAGCCCAGTATTTCGGAATGTTCGCGTCGGAACTGGAAAATCTGACGGGTCGTTACGCCGACACTCCTGCACCCCAACCGCTGCTGTTGAACAGCCGCTCAGCGTCGAGATGGAGGTCGCAGGTCATCCTGCCCAACCGTCTCCGCTACTCCTGGGAGTAGCGGATGGTCCGTGGAGCTGGTGCGCGTGGAAGCGGTTTCCGCCTCGCCACGCTTGAATCTTTCTCAGGTGGTTTGAACCTCAGGTCCGACCAGTTCAACCTGGCACCCAATGAGTCGCCAGACCTGTTGAACGTCGTCGTCGACCCCAGGGGCGGGGTTCGTATGCGCGACGGCGTGGACCGCAGGAACCCGACGGCGTTGTCCGCCGACGTGAAAGGCATGTGGGGTTTCCACACTGATAGCGGCACCAACGCTGTGATGGTCAACTATGGCACCGTGGTCGCCCAATCAACTAGTACCAATTTTACTGATTTGACGGGTATCACGGCCCGCACCGCTGGTTCGAGGGTGTACGGGATGACGATGAACAACGTCGCGTACGGGGTTTCGTACGATCAGCCGTCGTTCAAGTGGAACGGCTCGGCGGCAGCCGACCTGGGCGCCACGTTCGATGGGACGACGGGAAACTTTCCGCAAGCCCAGTATGTGACGTTCTGGAACAACTTCGCATGGGCCGCCAACACGTACGAGGGGTCCACGGCGCACAAGACCAGGGTTCGCTGGTCGAACGCCAACGAACCCGAAAAGTGGGGTGAAGCCCTGATCGACGCCGACTATGTGGACATCGACAAGGGTGAACACGGCGACTACATCACAGGGTTGGCACCGTTCGGTGACCGCCTGTTGGTGTTCAAGTCGAACTCGACGTACGCGATCTTCGGTTACGACTCTGACTCGTTCCAGGTGCAGGCACAGTCCTCCTCAGTGGGGATGATCCCACTGTCGTCACCCGCGATCACCCCGAACGGGGTGTTCTTCTGGTCGGCGCAGGAAGGCATCTACCTGTACAACGGGGAACAGTTCGTCTACCTGTTCTCCAAACTGCAACCAGCCATCGACGATGGGCGGATCACGTTCGTGAATCCGCCCCAGTTGGCGTGGGGCGACAACAAGCTGTTCGTGTCGATCGACTGGACGGAAGACGGTGCGACCACCAGGCGGACCCTGATCTTCGACCCGACGATCGGCGAGAGCGGCGCCTGGATAACGACCGATATTGACGCTGGCCCACTGTTGGCGTATCGGCCCCCGAACGAACGGGCATCCGTCCTGGCGGGTTGCGTCGCCAACACGGGGTGCGTGGTCGACGTGGAGGACGAACAGAACCGTACATCCGACCGTTACACGGGGTCCACGGAGGTGCACATCACGTCGTATTTCGTGACCCCGTGGTTGACGGGCAACGACCCGATTACGAAGAAACGGTGGGGGAAGCCAAGGTTCATCACCTTGGCGGAGTCCTCGATCACGATGCCCGTCCAGGTGTACAAGAACTACGACAAGTCGTCGCAGACGACGACATTCGACGTGAACGTGACGGGGAAAACTTCCGATTCGTTGTGGAACACGGCGAAATGGGATGACGCCGACCCCGATTCCGCGTATGTCGCCAAATGGGACGCCATTTCAAGGGATCTCGTCGCAGACGTGATTCGGTTACCCACACTTGGGACAGCCCTCAGCATTAGTTTGAAGGTCAATGGTCCCTCCACGAACAACCACTGGGAGGTGAACGCTATGGCGTTCACATACAACCCGAGGAGATTGCGCTAGATGGCGACGTTGGCTGTCACAAACGACTTTTCGGCGGGCACCACGATTGTGGCCGCCGACATGAACACCAACTTCTCCGACGTGGAGACGTTCGTCAATTCGGCC